TGATGCGGCAGTGAGAGTAGCTCCAGTTGCAGCAGTATAGATGACTTTTACTGCAATATAATCGAGAGATGAATCTCTTGAGGCGTTAGAAAAGTCATTTTGAAGCCTGACTCTGAAATTAGTGTTGTCATTTACTTCTGTACTATTGAGCGTGATGCTCCATCCATCAGGATCGCCTCCAAAGAAATAATCCTTATCAACGGTATCAGCTTGGACGCTTTTCTTCTGAGTTGACCAGTTAGTGCCTGCGTTCTTGGTAACTTCCATTCCCCACTGCGCTCGGTCAATAAAGCTTTCAGCTTTTAAGTTAGCTTTGACCAGGACATCATCTATGGTTGCACCAGATGGAATGCTGAATCCGAAGTTATAGAAAGTATGGGTAGCGGTAGGAAGATTTACAGTGGTGGCATATACCCCATCATCAGCGGTTGCGTTGGTAGGGTTGGTATATGAGCCTGTATTGCTCCCGAAAGTAGTCCACGCAGTTGCATCTCCGTAAGCGATGGCAAGTTGTGGATCGTTGGCTGATTCTAAAGTATCGACAATAAAGGCACCGCTACTCCAAGGAGCCTGGAAGGACAGATGAAGTGCGTTCCCTGAAGCCCAACCAGCACGATTCACTATTTCTTGGACAAGACTCGTTACATCAAGATAATAAGTCCCGTTTGCCAGATCGTGAACACGAGTCGTTTCTATCGTAGCTGAATAAGTCCTACTCGCTAAATCATTATTGGTCGTTGTTAAAGCTGCGGCATTATCCGATGCTTCGACTTTAATATCAAAAGTCCCCGATGATGCACTGATGGTGGAGAGTCTGACTTTTAAAGTTGCTTTATGAACTGTTGAAGCTTGCGGGACGGTAACTCCTGTAAACCTGAAACCAACATGGTCATAACCAGCACTATTGGTGTTAAAGGCATAACTCGCAGCCGTGAGGTCATTATTGTTATTTCCTGTAACTTGCCCCGCATCATCATTGACGGTAAGGACTAATTTAGCCATTTACCCTCCCCGCATTTTCAAAGAACAAAACGCCTGCTTGATAGGCTGATACATCTCTAGTTATAAAAGAGATTCGTACCATTGGTTAAGCGAGAGTAAATAATCCGTTAGTTCCATCAAAGTCGATTGTGAAGGTTTCCCCATCATTTACAGTGATTGAAGAACCGTAATCGTAATAACCAATTAAAGGATCGTTTGTTGCAGTATCGTTGTAAACCACTACATATCGGAACGGTCCAAAGCTTCCTCCTGATGCTGTCAAAACCAAATCCGCCAGCACCAATTTATAAGTGCCGGAAGTTTGCGAACTTGATGAAGTAGTGATATTAAACGGGGTCGCTCCAGAAAGGTTTGTCGTTCCTAAAGGAGAGGTTAAGTCTGTATAAACAGAGTTTGAAGCTGTCGGAGCGGTATTGGTTGATGCGATTTTTAATTGGTCTGAACCAAGGTTATGCACCTTCTCAGCCATATTTTCAACGAAGGCGTTGAATTTTGTATATGTTGCCATTTGTGTGAGTTAATTTTTAATTGGTTAATCAAGATAATAAGTTAAGTGTCCAGAGACTTGAACCGCTGAAGACAAATTCAGTTTTAAAGCTTCACCGGATTGAGTGGCGAGGATTGCTCCTTGCGAAATACTTCCTTTTGCCGAAGCTATCCCTGAATTAGCCACAAAAGCCATCGCTCCCGTCAAATCAGTGCTGTTGCTTCTAAATTTGGCGTTAACGGTTCCCGAACAGACAAAAGTGTAATCAAGGACTTTTATTCTTCTGCCGGAAACTGCTGCAACCAAGGTATTGTCTCCACTCGAAGCAACATCAATCGGAGCATACAATTCAGTCGGAGTAAGCTGTGACTTTATAGCGAGCAGTGTTTCTTCGCTGGCTGTCCCAACTGAGATAGGGAACGATAAGCTTTGTCCGATTTTCTTTAAGTCTGCATCGGATAACTTGACTGCGATTCGCCCGTCGTCCAGTGGAATTTCAATCTTGACGAGTTTTTCAATCCTGCGAAGAGCGTTTTCAAGCTGGGTGAAATCGTTTTCCAGATTGACTTCCATCGGCTTCAGATCAACCGTCTCGATCAAATCCCTAATTGCTTTGACCGTTTCCCGTGAATCAACGATTATTTTCGGTTCCGGGACGGTAAAGATGTTTCGGCGGTTAAACGTAGCATCGAGCTTTTTCAGCAAGGGGAGCATCTTGTCATTGACCGCTACCGGCTCGATTTTGCCCAAGTATTCTTCGATTGATGCAATGGATTCGGCAATTTGCTTTGCCCCCTCGGTATAGGAAACGATCAAAGCTTCCATTACGGGTTCAAGATTTTTCAGCGTTTCGATAGTCTGTTTTGACGTTTGGTGCTGGCTCAAAACGAGAGCTTCAGTTGTGGTTTCCAGACGCTCAAGCGGGGAGCTGGTCTGGGGCAATTTGAGATTGGACGGTTCCATCTGGTTGGGGGTTAATTCCTAAATCCTGCTCTAAAGCGAGGTTTCCTGCGGCTGCGTTCACTTCGTTGGCTTTTCTGACTGTATTTTGGATCACGAACGGTTCAATATCCTCGATATAAGCGATAAAACGGGCAAGCTGGTCTTCTTTCATGTCTTCTGACTTAACGCGCAAATAATCAACCATCTTCTGCTTGTAGGCGACATTGGCGGATTCATTCGGTTTTATATCCTCGCCATTTAAGAGTTTCTTGATGTCGCGCGCACATTCGCTCATCAGCTCGGCATTTCCGAACTCATCAACATCAAAGAGTCGCTTAATATCGTCCATCTCGAATCCGGCAATCTCGGCTTCAACTTCAGCAAGCACCTTCTGGTTGATAATCGGATTCTCGCGGTTATTGGTAACGTAATTAAGTTTGGCTCGTTTCTCTGAAATATCGTTGCGAAGCTCTGCGTCGGAAGCGGAAATGTAGTAATCGAACGTAGTATCTTCCGGCAGCATATCGGTCTTGGAAAGTTCCTCCCATTCGATACCGTCCGCTCCGATCATTTGGATAGCAATCTTGTTATTTAAATGCTCCTTGACTCCGTATTCGTGGAGTTCAAGCAAGCGATGATACATATTGGCGTAGGAATCATTCAAAAGCCCTAAACGGTCGGCAATATTTGCCTGATTGCCTTCGTAGATCGCTACTTTGTCCTCATCTGAAATACCGCGGCTCTCAGCCGTGACACCCGATTCTAGCTGCTGAATCTTGTCCAATTCCTCATAAACGGTAATTCCGTTATTGATCGGCTTGGTTTCAAGAACCTGTAATGCCTGACTGATATTCGTATCTTTCCTGAATGGAATCAGCCCGCCTCGACGATAATTAAGAAGTGCCTTATTAGTGACTTTATCCACATCATAGGCTTTCATCGGGAAATTAATCATCTCGTTGTTGTCGAGCATCTGATTAATCACCGCAGACTGTGCCATGAAGATTTCACGCACCATATCATCAGGTCCCGGCGTCCAAAATTCGTCCAAGTCAGGGTCTGTAGCCCAGGATAAGAACGGGAATTTGTTTGACTCAAATATTTCTTTGAGTGGTTGGCAGCGTACAGCAGTGGAATTATCCGTATTAACCAGTAAATAATAGCGTTCGCCTTGGTATGTCGTGTACCAAGCCCAGAACTTATACACATCGGTTTGTGTTTTATGGCGCTTCTGTCCGGTCAACTCAAAATAACGGTTTTCTTTGTTCTTTTCTTCCTCTGAGCTATCGCTTGCTACGCCTTCTTTATCAACTAATTTGTTAGTTTCGGTAGAAAGATAAATTTTGTCCTTAACGCCTTGTTTTAACTGAGCTTTGGATAAGTAAATACCAGTTCTGCCCATATTACGGGCGTTCTCGATATTTATTCCGCCGGCTCCTGGATCAATCAAGAAATCGTAAACCGAGACGTTTTCAAAATGAGATTTATAGCCATTGACTGAATCAGCCCAATACGAGAAAACAGCCCATCCATAACGGATCGCGCTTTTCTTACCAATTAAGTCCTTAAATTTCCAGTTGCCGTTAGTTGGCTTGGCGGTTTGTTCGAGCAGGGAAGTAAGGCGTTTAGCTTTCTTGAGGTCTGATTCTTCGCCTTTGGTGTATTTGAGAGTAGGGAAATTGCGGATTTTAGACAGTAGAGTATTCTCAAAGCCCTGCATTTTGGGAAGCATGACGTTTGAGCGATGCGGAATGTTTTCGGGTTTCCTGCCGAATACCAAATCCTCATTGGCTTTCCACTGTTTGATTCTTCCGCGTTTGTATTCTCTGGCGTGTTCGATTTCTGAGATTGCCTGAGTGATTAAGGCATCTCTGGTTTTTTTATCTAACAAGGGTGCAAGTAATTCTGTGTCGTAATTAAATGCGTTTACTTAAGTATATCATGTTGACAACATTAGGCTTACAAACCAATAGAGTTATACAAAGGTTTGTAATCTTCCTGTGGGTCTGGTTCTTCTTCTTGGGGCGGTTCTATATTGGTCATGCCGTATCTAATTGCATCCATAGAGTGTGAATATAAATGATCTGGTTCGTTGATGATTTTTCCGTCTTTATCGGTAATCCAGATGTAATTGCGGTATTCCTTGATTATGTGAGTGGAGCGTTTGGTAACTGACATCTTCTGCTGCTGGACTAGCTGAATTCCCTGCAAGACTGATCCGGGTCCTTTATTCGCCGGAAGAATCGTCAAATCATAGCTCTTAATCTCATCAATGCTCTTTGGTTCGGCAGAATCTGCAATTATCACCGCTTTATCAAGATTGCTGAATATATCTGCTATCTGCTTATTTGAAAGTCCCTTTTGGAACGCTATCTCATCCAGAATATAACCGCCGTTGTAATAATAAATCGCTACGATTGCCGAGGGGTCATTAGAATATCCAAAATCCAGTCCGTATCTTTCAAGTCTCGCCTCGTGAGGGATGGAGTCAATGATCTGCCATCCTGTATAGATTCGGCTTTCAACTTCTCCCAGAAGTCCTTCACCATAGACTTGCCACCATGACTTGTTTCCTTTGCGCTGTTCGATTGAACGGATGATTTGAGGGTCGAGTGCTTCATTATCCCTGTAAGTAATTATTAAGTGATCTACATCGTCACGCTTCCCTTGAACTTCGGTGTAAAACCAGAATTCAGTGGTCGGGTTCCAGTCGAGGAAACAATACTCTTTGGTTCTGACTTCTAATTGCTGAAAAGCGTCAAACGGAATGTTATTGGCTTCGTTGATGAACAGTCGGTCTCGCCTTGCTCCACGTAACTTATCCCCATTATCAGAGGAAAAGAATTCAATCTGACTTCCGGTTTCAAAGGTGTAAATCGAATCTGTGGCGTTCCAAGAGCTATCCTTCCAATAACGATGCTCCTGCATGATCTTCTTGAAATCACGCATTGCGCCGCGTTTAAGATGGGGAATTGATTCAGATACTACTGAGGTGAGCTTAGGCTTCTTGTCCGTCTGGCTGTAATGAATCAATAAGAGGAGTATCGAGATTGTCTTGCTGGCTGATGTCCCGCCCTGTACTGCCCTGATTCTCTTGGTCAGCTTCGCTATTTTGTTGGTCGCTGTCGTTATTTGGAACACTAGGGATGTTCATTAATATTGGAAAAGGCTTACCTCCGCTTGTCAGGTCAGTTTCTGATTTGTCCGAGTAACCATGCTTGGTGAGAATAAGTTTTGAAATAGTGGGATTGTAGTCGCCTGAAAGCCCGTTATTTATGAGCCTTTGTGCCTGTTCTGCCTTGATATCTTCTAAAATGTCCGAAAATTCTGGATAAATCTTTTCCCATTCGTAGATTGTGCTGCGCGCAACTTTCAAATAAACTGCCAACCCTTCGATAGAAGGGAGCTTTACCTTGATTCTATGTTCGTAAGAAGTTGATTTATCCCCATTAGTTTTAGTCCAATCAAATTCCTCATCAATACACAAATCCAAATATTCCTGAGCTTTCTCAAGTATTTCTTCTGAATATTCTATTGGTCGTCCGGCTGGCATGATTTTTTATAAGTTATGGGTAATAAATCTGAATATTCTATTGGGAGTCCCACGGCATTAACATACTGTTTTTAGCAGAGGCACTCGAACAAGGGCTTTAAAAAAAACGCATTGAAATAGTTAATATGAGCGATATTCCAAAATTTTCTGGAAAATAGTTTGGATTCTGTCTTTTCTAATTTGCCGAAAGGTAAGGAGGGGTGTCATGAACGAATATAAAAGAAAAGAAAACCTGTTCAAACGGTCTTTAGAAAAAACCAAAGAATGTCTTGTGGACTTAACGATATTGGTTTCTGCTGCGGCTACGCTTATTCCATTTATAGTTGATAAGCTTAAGATTGTGATTCATTCGCTCAAATTATTGATATTCTGAGAGTATTGAATAATTTACTTAATGGGCGGGAGTGAGCCGGTGCTATGCACATTTACACTCAACATCCCGCCTATAAATAAACTATGCGAGGTCTGGGCGCAAACCTTTGTCTTGTTCCGCTGAGGCAGGGGACATCGGCACGACTTCTCCGACTTCGACATCTTCCAAGCCTTCTTGGGTTTCCTTATCCTGTGGGGTTACTTCATGCATAGCAGTGATTGGAGTTTCTTCTTGAGTGTCGTTTTGAGTGTTTTCATTATCCATAATTCGGTTATTAATTATTACGCCATTACTACGAGGGCTTATTTTCCCATAAGATTTGCTGGCATTGAGCGTGAGTTTCTGACCTGCAATCTCCGCTGCTTCCTGCGAGCTGGCTGCCATTAATTGGACAGTACCGACAATCGAGCCGTCAATCATGAGATCAACGTCATGTAAATGAGGTGTAGTTTTCATAGTTATTTTTTACTGATCTTTTTAGTTGCGGCTTTTTGGATAGCCTCCGTGCGCTCCACGGATTTTGATTTCTTAGGCTTGGAATCGTCTATTTCCTGATGATCCAAATCCACGACATCGAGCTTCGGGTTATAAGCCTCCAGAGTGTAACCGTTAATCTGAGCATAGAGTTCGGCGTGTTTCTTCCAGTTCGTACCGTCCCGGTCGCCGGAATAGGTTTTAATCAGGGTATCTCCGTCCATTACGTTTATTCGGTTGTTTGCATAATGAGGGCTGTTTGCATGGCGCAGAATATTATCTGCCTCTCCTCCGACGAAATCTGCCGGGATGACGGGATAGAGAACGTCTCTTTGATCTACCTTGTCGCCTACTTTGGCTTCAAGTTGCGGATTGAGTTCAATATCCGCTTCGGTGAGCATATGTTGCTTCATTTTATTAAAGTTAATTGATTATGAGTTGATTAGAATAATTGTTTGAGATCAATTTCTTCTCTGAGGCTCTTGCGTCCTGCCATACTGCATTACTTATTGATTTATTGCTTATTTATGACTTAAATTGTGCGTTATGAAAAAATGATATTAATTTCTATGATTTAGTCTCTGCTATGAGTAAATACAATCGCTATCTCCCTGGAAGGAAAATTCCCGGAACGACATTGAGAGAACTTCCTTGTGGCTGCATTGTAACCTTTTGGCGAATAACAGGGCTCGAAGTTATTCGTTACTGCGAAAAACATGAAAGAGAGAGCAATGAACTTGGTCCAAAAGTCTGGGCGCAAAAGTCCTTTCTTGAAAAAACCATAAAAACTATAACTGCCGGAATCGTCCTTTTAACCCTAATTGCAGGTGTGGGATATGCGTTATTTTTTGTAATCGCAATTATATATGAAATTATTCGATATGCATTTTCCGGTTCATCCTAAATTTATTTCTTATTTAAAAATGAATCGTCGGCTTCTTAGTCTTTAAATAATCACTCATTAATTTATTGCTTTTGGGTCAGATTTATATATAATCCCTGCTAAATTCGAGAGGATAAAGATTATGGAAGAGTTTGATAGGGAAGCTTTCCTAACAGGGCTTAACGGGAAAACTGAAAAAGAAGCATTTATTGAAATTTCAAATAAGGCAGAAACCCTACGTCAAATATCGGAAGGATTAAAGAATTTGCCAGATCCCGCATCACAGCGTAAAGCACAGCAATATAGAGAATGGTCCGATTCACTGAAACCATTTATGGACATGACAGTTAATTTTTCCAATAATCCATTTATATACCCTTAATTCGATTTAAAAATGAATTGTCGGGGCTTCTATTTTCTTTTTGATATATTCATTCATTACCGAATGCCATAATTCGAGCGTTCCTGCCGGATTGGGTTCCTTCATCATGCTCTTGCCCTTATTAAGCTTGTAATACAAAGCCATAATTTCTTTTGCTTCACTAATTGAGATTTTAGGCTTCTTAGGCATGAAGAAAAATGAAGGATTACTACCTTTATTTTAGCATATCTTATACAACACGCTAGAGTTAGCGGTGCTATAAGCTGGGGATAACTTCACCAATAAAATAAGACATCAAGGAGAAAATGGACGTGGCTGTTTTTGCCCTCACTTCCATTGAATTGTTAGACGATGTATTACAAGGATTACGGCATTCTAAGAATTTCATACACAATCTTTGTTGCGCTCGGTGTCATTTTAACTCCAATCTCTTTCGGTTGTGTTCGCGCCCGTTGCAGTGTTTTGTTGGGAAGTTTGTCTTTGTGTTAAGTACCCATAAATTTGAATGATACCCCAAGATATTTCGGGGACAAAAAATAACCAGAGGATGCCGGTTACATTATGTATGAGCATATAATAAAGCATCCACGAAGAGAACAACACTCTTGCAAAGCTGTCATAAAGACCAAAAATAGGTTCAGGCTTATAGACCCGTAAAACAGACCAAACCATGACCACAGAGCCCATTAAATTGACGAAGAACAAGTGGAAAGGCGCGAAGTCCGGTATAGTTCCAGAAAACGCAAAAGAGGTATGCAGGGCTTTGATCTGAGCGAGATGCCATGCCGCTAGACCGGGCAGCGCAAACGGAAAAGTGGTAAGAATATCGTAAATGGCACTGGCTCGGACGATTTTCCGGTAGGTAATTGTATTCACTTTATTTTGGCTCCTTTTTATGCATTCTGCTTCCTTACTGAAGACCACCAAATTGCAGCGACAAAAAAGATTTGAATCAACGTCCGAAGCCAAAGCGCAGTTGGCGGCTGACCGCGGAATGGAATATTGTTGAGCGCAGCATTGATGTTTGCCGGAAATAATGCCATTAAAAGAATGATTAAACATATTCCGGCAATTACACGAACGCGAGGCAGCAAAAGACCAATCGCGCCGGCAATCTCCAAAATACCCGTTAGATAAATAAGCCAGATGCTTTTTGGGAAAGGGCTTGGAATCATTGCCGCATAATCCAGCTTCATATCAGAGAAGTGTGTCGATCCGGTAAAAAGAAAGGTGATGGCTAAAGCCACGCATACCGCCTTTCGCCAAGAGTCCAGATACGCAACTCCAAGCCAGCCCAGTCCGCGAAGCAGAAGCAACGAAACTACAAGTATGAAAAAAGGCAACATATTATTACGAGAAGCCGCCGAACTTTGATTTATACCGAATTAAAATCAATATAAAATATACCGAATTATAAAATATTACAAGTGCTTAAATTATTAAAATCAAGCCGGACAAAAGCCGACTTAAATTTCAAGTTAATAATCCTATTTTTGTGGATAACTCAAAGAAATTTCTTAGGAATAAATAGATAGCTAAGATAAGCCGGATAAAACACCTCAAACCGTTTGTTTTCTTCCGTTTACCTATTGACTGTTTATCCTGGATAGGCTATACTTCCTTTATAGTCAATAACTTAAGCCTCACGGCAGAAAGCCCACAAAAATATGGACAAATCACCTTATCAAATCATGCCAGTTGCAAGCATTGTGTTTGGAATCGGGCTGGTAGTAGCGATCTTTGCAGTAGCTCACATTAATTTATAAATTTATGAAAACAATTACTATAGTTTGTCCTTATGATAATCGTTATTTAGACCATAGAGGGGATAATGAATATTATTGTGGAAAATGTGGTCGGGAATATCGCTGTGAATTAATTGAACATAAAGATAACCTATGACTAAATGCACTCACCCAATGGATAGGGAATCTATCAAGCAATGCGCCCTCAAATTCGGTAACTGCTATAAATACCCACCTCGAACAGAAAAAACAAAGCATTTAATCCACAATAAGCCTTACGGCACATCTGCACGAGATTTAACTTTTAACCAACCAACTCAATAAATATATGCGTTCATGCACATCATGCGGGGCATTGCCCGGCGAAAAACATAAAAGAACCTGTAAAAGAAAGTAATTAATTAAAAATATATGTCTCACCCACAAAACGACAATTATGAAGAATCAATCAATGAATACAAGCAGGAATCTGAAGCAATGAAAGCAGCTAACCGGCTTCCTGCATATGAACACAAATTAAATGAAATTAACGAAATAACAAATATGCTCGGAGATTTAGCACATGCATTTGCCGGCAAAGGCATTGATTATCAACGGGAATTTTCAGCCAACACCCGCACTGATCTAGCTAAAATATTAATCGTTGATGAACTTAACTTCCAATTCGGAAGAGAATAATCAATAACCTATGAACGAAAAAAAAAGATGGTACGCCTACAAAAAAGACCTGCCAAGGCTTGCTATGCTGATATATGCCAAAGGATATGATAAAGCACTAGAACAGGCGGATATTATCAACTTCCTGCTTGATGAACATTTCGAGCTTGAAAAACTCAAAAGAGAATTAAATAAACAATCCCAATGATTGAAAAATTATCTTATGATTACGACACCATGTCACAAGTCGATAACCTAACCGAAAAATTAAACGAAGTAATCGAAGAACTCAACGAACTCAAACAAATGATAGAAGCCTCTTCCCTCTAAACCGACTGTCTTACGTTACTTACTCAAACTCAGGAACAAATAAACCATGTATGCAACGCTAACTGTAATTATCGAACATTTCCATTTTCATCTAATACATTTAACGTAAGCGGTTGTTCGTCAAAGCCTTTGTTTATATTGTCAAAACCTCTGCCCACTAAATAAACTGCAATGATGCCCCCTATAATTCCTACAAATCTAATAGAATTTAATCTATCAATTATCAACCAACCAAATGCAATAGCTCCTGCTAATTGGAATATTCCATAAGCAGTTCGTCTTACCTGCCGGAAACGGTAAAGGTAATAACCTATAACAACAATAGATAACACGCCTAATAATTTAGTCCTGTTATAAAAGATAAGAGGAGGAGGAGGAGGTATAGGACGGGTTTTTGAATACTCGTAAAAAACTATCATCACACTCGAAACAATAATTACTTTGAAGAGGGTACGGTGAAACCGTGAACTCTTGGCTTGTTTCATACGCCTTGAGTACTTCTTAGCCCAGTTCCGATTTCTAAGCTCCTCTGTTCGTGTCATTATTATTTCTTCTGATTCTCTTCGTTCCTTTTCAAGTTCTTTGTCATCCATATTTCCTCGTATAAACCTAAAAATTTCAAATAGACTAGCGCAACTACCCGAAAAACTAATACAAAAGAATTAACCGCCTAATCAGCGGTTTTCTTAATGGCAAGACTGCCCCTGCGACATCCACCGCATTACTGCGATGCACGGCATATAGCCCATACAGAACGTGCCTTTGGCATTCCAAGACAAGGGCAATCTCCCTATCATCATGATACAGTATGACCATTCCTGACATGCCCCCGAAATATACAAAATAAAAAAACGCCGTATTGATTAAACAATATGACGTAACAGGACAGAAGCGGCTTTGCGATAAAGCACTACTAAACTTAATTAGCTGATCTCAATATATATTATACCTTAAAACTTAAATTGAACTTAACCACATATCCACACACTTATCCCCTTTACTTGTAATAACGCAACGTATTGTAATTCCTATAGTAATAATTGGGAATTATATACTTGACAAACCCATAAAGAGGAAATTATGAATATAGTTATAATTATTAACGAGTGTTCTGAAAACGCTCAGAATTACGATAAAACTTTGAAATCATCTATTAACTACGATGATTTCAAAGTTGACACATTAAAAGAATTGGAATCTAAGTGGAAGCTAGATTTTGGACTATCCGTTGAAAACTCTCTTCAACTTTCTGTTGAATAAGTAAATGAGCTTCTTCGGTAGAAATCCCTTTTTTAACCAATCTCTCTTTTTCACCCTCTAGCAGAACTTCAAGCATAGCGCGTATGTTAGCGAGTTCCAATTCTACCATAGCAAAGAATTTTGAATGTGTTCTCGCCATATTTTCCAGATATTGCATTTCTGGTGATGACATACCAAATCTCCTTTATTTCGTTTCAATTAGCTAAAAGTGTTACTTGACAAACCCAAGCTAAATCAACTATAATTATCTCATAAGTTAATGATTTTGTTAACTTTCGAGGTAATAAATGAGTAAAGTAGATTTAACAGCGAAACAATTTCACGATGAAGATTTTGCTAGAGAATTCTTAGAATCGAAACGCTGGAAAGATGGAGTTGTTTGTCCGCACTGTAATAGTTGCGACAAAGCATACAAACTTAATCCGAAAGCAGATTCTCGTAAGGCTGTTCGCAAAGGCGTTTGGAAATGTAAGGAATGCCGAAAGCAGTTCACCGTTACGGTTGGAACAATATTTGAAAAATCAAGAGTTCCTTTGCACAAATGGCTTCTTGCGATGCACCTGCTTTGCGCCTCGAAAAAAGGAATGTCGGCACATCAATTACATCGAATGCTTGGCGTAACGTACAAGAGCGCGTGGTTTATGTGTCACCGCATCCGCGAGGCTATGAAACAAGAGCCGATAAAAGCCAAGTTAGAGGCTAAAGCGGGCAACCAAGATGATGCTGGAAAACTGCAAGGCACGGTTGAAGTGGATGAAACCTATATTGGCGGAAAAGCTAAGAATATGCACGCTCGCATTCGGCGTGAGAGATTTCAAGGTCGCAGAGGCGCGGTAGAAAAAGCTCCGGTTGTAACGATTGTCGAGCGCGGCGGTAGAGTTAAATCGCAATATATGGAAATGGTCACGGGCGATAACTTAAAAGCCGCATTGCTTGAATGTGTTTCTCCTTTAGCTTCTATCTGTACAGACGAAAGCCCGTCGTATTTCGGCGTTGAGAATCATTTCGCATCACGCGAAGCCGTTAATCACAAAAAGGGTGAATACGTTCGCGGTAACGCTCACGTTAATACTTGCGAATCAGTTCACGCTTTGATGAAACGCGGTGTAATCGGTGTTTATCATCATTGGAGTAAGAAACACCTTCACCGCTATTTGAGTGAGTTTGACTTTAGGTTTAACGCGCGAAAGATTAACGATACGGAAAGAGCAATAAGAGCGTTAGAAAGCGTTCAAGTTCGGCTTATGTATAAAGACTTAATTAACGGCTAATTATTACGGTTATTATTTTGAATGCGTTAAGCCGTTACTTGCCGATTTAGTTTGTCAAAAATAATCGCCTTATTGTCAAGTATTATTTGTCAAAATAGTTTGACAATATAATCTTGTTTGTATACATTACAGTATACGTTGTATACAACGTAATATAGTAATCAATATTGACAACAAAAAAAGTGCAGTGAATTAAGACTACACTTTTAAAAGTTCGGAAGGTGTCGGAGTCGAACCGAATGCGTGGTGGCATATTCAGAGTTTATAAGGCTCTTAGCTAAACCGTTAGCGCACCTTCCGCAAAATTAAAGGATTTGCGGGTGATGGGACTCGAACCCATAAGGCAATGAAGCCACGACTTTTCCAGAGCCGCGCGGCTGCCAATTACGCCACACCCGCAAAAACCACAGGCATTGTAACTTGCCGGAGTTCTTCCGGTCAAGTCTTTTTGTGTTTTCTTCCCAGACTCGTTCTCCGGCTTGGTAGTTGTTCGGGCAAATCCAAGTTATCATCAACTAAAACATCAAGATATACGTTCACGGCTCTTGAATAGAGAAGCAGTATATACAAGGGCGGTTCTTTTAGCCCGACTTCGTAAGCTGAAATTGCGCTCCGGTCAATATCATTTAGCTTAAGATAAATCAGCATTCCGTCCTGCGATAAGCCTAAAGCATCTCTAATCTGTCTCAATTTTTCGGCTAATCTATTAGGTTTCCGCCGCGCTGCCCTGCCCATAACAAAGTATTAAACTTTGTCAGACCGACAGCTTACCGCAGATTGCCTTGATTTTAGTTTGAAATAGAACTATTATCTTTTCCAAAAGGTAAAGACTATGCAGACTTACAATCAAGAACCGGAACGGAAAGTCAGTTTTTTGCTTGGATTGGGGATTTTCCTTATGCCTTATATCTTTTCGTGGTTTACGCTTCGCAAAGGACACACGACGACTGCAAAAATCATATCCTTCGTTTGGTTAGGCGTAATTGTATTGATGGTTGCAATCAAACCTAATCAGGATATTTCGGACTCAAGCCGTGCTTTTGTATCCGATACTCGCCAAACGAAAGATAGTTCGTCGGGAAAAATTACGATGTCGAAATTTGACCGTCTTGAAATCGGAATGTCTTATTCTCAAGCGTCCTCAATTCTCGGCAAAAGCGGAACGAAGATGAGCGAAAACAAATTCGGAAATGTCAGAACCGAAATGTATCAATGGGAATGTGGCTTTATGTGTTTAGTTCACTTATACTTTTCTAATGGCGAACTAACGCAGAAAGTCCAGACGGGATTAGAATAATCGCACAATTTGAAATAAGATAAGCGTAATGGAAAAATCGAAAGAAGAAAACAAACCAACCAATAAAAAACGGCAAGAGAAAATAGACTTGTGCGGATATGACTTTGAAGAGTTTGTCGAGGATATATTGCAGGTTAAGCCCGATAAGCTAGAACCTGAAAAAAGTAAAAATGAGATTAAGAGTAAAAGGCAAGCAAAATAGCTTGCTTTTTCTTTTAATAAGCCTCTAAGGGAATTTACTATCGTTTTCGTTTGGCTTGCCGAATTCTAAAGAGTCTAACCTTATCGTTCGGTCTTATAGCCGCTCTTTTAGCGGACATAGCTATTCTCCTTCCTCCCGTATGTAACAAGACATACGCGGGGATAGAGAACCCTTAGAGGCTACAATGTTATACAATCAAAATACTATAAACTCAAAGGCTGGGTTTGCTAAAGGGATAATTCCCTAATAATTCCTGTATATCCTCTTTTCTTCCCACTTCCTAAACTTCCACTTCATATAATGAAACAACGCAGTCAAACCTATCCCATACTTAACCCTAAAATATAAAAAAACGTATCCATAAATCCTTTCAAACTTTTTAATAGCACCACAGAGCAAAGCCGCTTCCCCGCTGCTCCCCCAAATAGCAGCGGGGGCATTCAGGAGGGTCTTTCACTAAGATGCCCCTTATCTTGGACAAGACCGTGATTCACCAATCCATTAACAACAATCCAGTGAAACCAATCAAACAAGTTTCACAACCAGAATCACAATTCTCCTTCACGGCAATTACTAACTTTCTACTAATCTCTATCAAGCTAGTAGAAACACAAACAAACTATCAATCTTAATACCTTAAGAACCTAACCTATTAACAACCCCCCTTACTTGATAGCCTAAAATTGCCTATTCTTATCTTCCAGTTATGCCGAACAAAGAGAGGCTTTATTCGGAATCGGAAGAATCTACCAAAACTGAATTATCTCTTGAGTCTGAATGAAACTTAAATGCTTGAGTCCATTAATGATTAAGGAATCTTGATGTTATAACGCTTATAACACGCTTATAACAGCGTAGAAAGGCTTCTTAGCTCGCCTTTTGGGTTAATTAACACCTCTCCGAAGGGGTCAGCGATGAGCCTTGGATGATTGGCAATTGTAAACTGGTCACCGCGTCTTTTGGTCGCCAGATAAAGCAATAATTTCTTCCCGCGTTCTTCTATTTTTTTCTGCTCACCTAAAAACGTATAAATGAAATAACAACGTTTTTTTGTTTCCTCGGAATATGCAATTGCATTTTCAATCTTGTCGTACAGCACTTGGATATTCTCGGTACACATATCCACCTCGAAGTAAATCCGCTTCTCGAAAATATCCATCCCCCTATCGGTCCAATCATCTTTTATGGGATATTCGACAAACCATTTCGAGGCATGATTGAAGTACGCCACAAATAAATCTGCGGCGGCTACCTCATGATAATATTTCGACTTTTTTTTCTTGGGAGTAGAATTGAGCAGGAACCAATCAGCACCAACATCTATGTACCAACATTTAATCTCTTTCCTTTTTGCCATCCTTCGGAGCATGTTGTTTGCCGCTTGGTAGGTTTTGGGAAAGGGTCTTCCATTTATCCAAATCCACTCCTTTGTCGGATATGCCAGTTGTGCTATCTGGCTTGCGGTCATTCTTGGCTCTGCGCTGAGTAGAAACTGTATCATCTCCCTGCGGTCGAGCGGTTTCATTCGTTGGGACATCTTTATAAAACGGCTGGCTTAATATTTTTTCGATGTATTCCTTCGGCGCATCGGGCGCGGTTTCCACGTTCGGTATTCTAATTCTAACAGGCGGCTCCTTGCCTTTCTTCAAAACAGCGTGTTGCTTGGGCAAATCCGAGTTGGCGTAAACCGCCAGAGCGTGGGGGATATTACCGCCGTAGCCGAGTGCCTTAATCATTTTCATCCGGTCATCGTAGCCCGGAGTATTGAACATCAGCTTGATACGGGCTGAGTTTTCAATAGCTGCGGCGATTTCTTCCTTTCCCTTAAACTGCTGGTAATCATGATGAGCGAGATACATCACCACCCCGCTTTTCCGCTTCTTCTGGAGTAGCGTTTTGATTTGCGGAGAAGCGAAACTACCGACTTCATCAATGTATAAATGAAATTTGCCTTTCCAATTATTATTGGCAAGACTATCAACTGCCTGAATAATCTGGGAGATAATCATGATCCCCAAAAGTTCCGCTTGTTCATCGGTCATATAATATGGAGACAAATTAACAAGCACTACCCAGCCATCACCAACGACACGCCGAAAATTAATTCCTTCGGTATTACTGACAATGGATTTAACCGGCTCACGCCACAGCACATCCATAATATTCACAGTCGAGGAGAATTTCAGATCGTGCGTGTATGGGCTTTTAAAAAAGCTCTTAACCAGTATTGAATCTCTGTCAAAACCGAGAATTGTCTTCCGTTTATCTGCATCAAGATTGTAATCAGAAAAATATTGAGCTTCACTGAGCGTCAATCCGTTGCGTGCCAGTATTCTAAGAAGTGCCGACAGGTTGCGCCGGATGCGCCTCATCGTGGAGTAATCCGCTTTAAATAGAATTTCTAAAGCTTCCATTACTCCATCAACACTTTTATCCACGTAATTAGCGGATAACGGAGCAAGGCAAGGGATTTTTTTATATTCCGCGGTAAGTGTCGGGTCTATCAAAATAACCTTCTCATAGCCGATTTGGGCGCAGTAATTGAGAATATTACGGGCGGTGTCGCCTTTATCTGACGGATCAAGCAGCAATAATCCATTGCCCCTGTCTATGTCTTCCCTGATATGGTATTCGAGGAGCTTGGATTTCCCCTCGCCAGGTGCGCCCAAAATGTGGAAATTAAGATAACGTTCTTCTTCGGTCATCTCCACAATGCCGATTTCCTTGCTGACACCGAGCAAACGGAGGTCATAACCGCTTTTCAAGCGCTTTAACCTTCGGGCAATGGCATGATCGGCAGTTGTCCGGGCGGCTCTGCGCTCCTCAAGCGTTCTTCCTGTTCTTCGTTTGAATAGATCCGGCTTCGGTCGCATGGATTTGTTTTTCTAGATTTTTGATGTACCTATCGTAATCTTTCAAAATACTGACTCTTAACACTTGATCCGTTTCTTCTAAGTCATGTTTACGGCGTTCTCTACGGGCTTGAATCAGCTCATCTCGCAGTTTTTTGAGGACAAGCTGCTGCGCCATTGCCTCCAAATCAGCGGCATCAGAATCCTGCTCGATTTCTTCCCATCTGGAATCAAGCTCAATCCGTTTCTGATCGGCTAATTGTTGATTTGCAATTTTAGTCTTTCGTTCTTCTTCATCTCCTCTGATGATAGATAACTCCCGCTCTTTGCGGATGTCATCACTGGTTTTCATCCGGTACAGATTAGACTGTTCAAGTCCTTCGGTGGTGACGCCTTCAGCGACTGCCTGTTTGATGCGCTCTGCATACATCATCATCTTATAAACCAGGAATTGATTATCGGCGAGAAAAGTCTGAAACTCGGTGCGTTTCCTGCGGTTATCCATCGCCTGGTCTTCGAGCATCTTTCCACGCTCGATAACAGCCATCATTTCCGAATTCATGGTTTGGACGTTCCTAGCCCTTCTTTGGCTCTTAATCTCGTCCAGCCACATACGGAATCTGCCTTTATTGGGATCGTAGTATTGCTGAATTTCTCTAAGCCGAGCGGTTATCTGATGGTCTGGGTAGGCATCTTCGTAGGTATTACTAACTGCCAATCTGAAAGGCTGAAAAACGGTTAAAGCAGTAGAGTCTTCATCGAGATCATAATTATCTCGGATCATTTCTTCGAGTTCTTCATCTGAATACTCTTCGTACTCCCAACGATAAGTCGTTCGAGCTTCACGCATCAATTCTTCCAGGGTCGGCATTACTTTCTATTTTTTAATTCTCCTTTTCCCTTTGATATTGAGCGGATCGTTAGAGTTGTATCGAGTAGGAAATCCTACGCCTAATGCCAGCAACGTATTAAACGAAGCTAATAAGCTAGTAGCGACTATTGACCATCTATCCTGTATATAAAGGGAATAAAACATGGCTCCCCATGCAAAGACAGCACCAAACAACAAAGTAGCCCGAATAAGATTCAGGACAGCATAACTAGCATCTCGATCTTCTTTTTTCAT